TTGTTTTTTCCTCTACCAGTTAATAGATAATCTTGTAGTCTGGTCATATAAAAATCAGCACGTTGATTTTGGATTGAACGAAGATACTTCATCGTGTCCATATCAACCGATCTAGCACTTTCCATATCGCCTTCTACAATGCCTCTATTCATCGTTCTATAATGAAGATGAGGTATTGCTTCAGCATAAGCTTTTTGGATCAAATACGGGGCTATATATTCGTTTACAAGGGTAAGTTCATCAGCATTGAATGTGTTACCAGTTGCTGTCACTTGATCTAACAAATGATCATAGAACTTGGTACCAAGAATTGTTTGCAAATGTATATCCTGTGCAATTTGTATTTCAGCTTTCAATACATCCATATCAACGTTTTTGTTTATATTGGTGAAAGCTTTTAGTTTGGTTTCTGATATTAATAATACACCCATAGTTGTAGATTAGTTTTCTTCTTCGTCGTCTCCCAACCAAATGCCACATTCTTCTTCGGTTAATCCATAACCAGATTTTAACATTTGCATTGCTTGAGAATAAGTTATTTTACCTTTGTTATATTCACGTACAATTCTCATAAGTGCTTGATACTCACGACCTTTTAACCCTTTGATGTTTTCATTAACAGCAGCAGCTTCAACAGGTGTAACTGGAGCATCTTCAACAACTGGCTTTTGAATTATATCACCAACCTCAAATATGCTCAATGGCTTAATTTCAAATGTTGTTGGTTGACCAGCTTTCATTGATACAAGCTTATCAAATGTAGGTAATAGTTGTGATTGATATGGCATAATAACCATCTTACGGAAATACTCTGAATGTTCAACAATTTCATTTGCTGCACCTAATTTACCAGATGTTGTTACAGCAAATAATTCACCAGATGAAACTCTATGACCGGCCATAATAGAACGGATAATATCATCATAGATTTGTTGGTAGTAAGCGTCGTTGCCACCAGGACTAATTTGTGTAATCTCTGGTGCCACTTCTTTGCTTTCATTGAATGATACAATAGCTTGACCAGCATTATCTGTACCACCATATTGTTCTTCCAAACCTCTTACAATAACTCTCATCTCTTCCTCACCTGGCTGACCATTGTTATAGTTAATCCAAAGCGATGGCATCATACCACGTTGTAAGTTGTTTTTATGGAAGTTTTTAATTTCAATATCAATTTGTATTGCAGCCAAAGCACCAGAATAATCTGGGTTTGGATAATAGCTATTAGATGGTTGATATTGTTTGTAGTAATATATTTGTGATGCATCACCTTCTTCTTGATGGAACGCATCATATTCAACAGCTGGGAATCTTCTTAGATTAGCCCAATCTGGAGAATAATAATATTTTTTAATTTCGTCTGTTTCATAATCAATCTTACCAGTTCTAACTCTACTAAAGTCAATATGATAAATCTCAGCAATTGATTGTCTATCTCTAGACCAAATCACATTAAGTGCATAACCACCAAATAGAACAAGGTCCAACGCACATTTCTTCATTACATCGTGTACGTTTTCTTTTGGGTTGATAAGGTTTACGGTCGCCATCGGATTGTTTAAACTAACAATACCATCACCCATTATTTGTTCTACCTTTGATGTTACAATTGCTTTGTGAATTGCACAGTTGTTGTATTGTCCAATAAGGTATTGTGGCATTAAGTTATTATCTCCATAATAAACCCAAGGACTTCTTTGAAATACCTCTGAGAATATTGGAAGAGATGCCGCTTTAAATCCTACCTTATGTAACTTCTTTATAGTTTCTTCATTCATAAATTATTCTATATATATGTAGTTTTCGTTATTTTCATTAGTAGAAACATATGTGGTGAAGAATGGTTCTTCTTGTGTTCCTTCTAATAACACCATACCGGTAAACACTAATGTATTACCGTTACCATAAATTTTTAGTTGGTATTGACCTTCGTAATTTAGATCTTGTCCTGGGTCTTGTAAGTTTAGTACTATTTCACAGTACCTTTCATTCTCACCATATACCAATGGATCACTAATATTAATAACATATGATTTAATCTCTTGTGACATTATGTGCACAAAAGTTAGGGTATATCCTGTAAAATCTACTCTAGCATTATTATTAATGTTAAGTACAAGCTCGTTCTGTTGTCCTTTCTGTAATATTATCATTATAATAGTCTTCTAATATTAAATATAAATTTTTTCAAAGTGAAATAGAAAAGGGTGCAAAAGCACCCTCTTCAATAGATAGATATATGGTTTACAACGAAAGTTGTCAAAAATAGTAATGACTATTAGTCATTAAATCCACCAGCTGTAAAGATAGATGATAAAACACCATCAATTACGTTTGCTGGTTGTGGTTCTTGTCCTGTAAAGATAAGCTCAAATCCATTGCGATCACCCAATGCAACACCAGTAGCAGCAGATCCGCCAGATAGATACATACCATTAGTTTGACCTAAGTAGTATTGTACATCATTTTGGTCTACAGCTATAATCTGTAATTGATCATTTTGTGATAACAATTTTAATTGGTTACGCTTATCTTGGTCATATTTGTAAAGAACCGCAGTCAATACTTGTTCAAAGAAGATTGTACCATTCTCAAAAGATTTGGTTACGTTCTGTGACAATGAAGAAGTATTTCTTTTAAGTTCAAACTGGAACCAAGTACCAGCACCGGTAATACCCGTGATAGGTCCTGTTGATCCTGAAATTGATACAGATGAAACTGATGGTTCAGTAGCACCAGTAGCACCAAGAACGTAGATCGTTTTAATACCACCAATACCGTCAGAACAACCTAAAGCAACACCTGAAGAAATATAGCAACTCATATTATTAATTTATATTAGTTTTTTCGTTTATTTTAAATTTGTGGGGCCTTTCACCCCACAGGTTTTGTATCTAGATGAATAGATTAGCTTAATCCGTTTGTAGCGAAATATGCTGTGCTACCGAACTTAGCGATTTGCGCACCATAGTTGTAGTTTGCACGGAAACGTACTTCGTTGAAGTCTTTAGAATACCAAACTTCCATTCTCTCGTGGTCAGACAATAAGTCAAAACCTACAACAGTATATTCTTTTGGTCCAATTGTGATTTTATCAGATCCAGCAAGACCCAATGTTGGGATTACCTTAACATTTGTGTTAGGGTGAATAGCTTCCATCATTGCAGTAATTTCAGTTCCACCAATATAATTAGCGAAGAAATTAGCTCTTGTTAATGCTTGTACATACAATCTGAAGTTAGCATATGACATGAAAACAACCAAGTCTTCACGGCTCATTGCGTTATCATCAAGAGCATTGATTAATTTATCAACCTCAGTGATAGGGTTACCATTAGAGCCATAAGCAGCTGATGGAGAGAAAGTAGTACCAGATACTGATACACCAACACCAGTTTGACCAGAAGCGATCAATGTTTTAAAACCATCGAAGCAATCACCGCCAGCTACAGTAGCTTGCCATAATTTCTGCTCAATTCTTTGTTGGATTTGTTTAACTTTTAAATCAGCGATGATGTTCTCAAACGGTACAGACTCTTCAGTTTGACCAGGTTGTAACAACATTGACTGATAAGTTGGATACAAATCATCAGGACATAATGCTTCGTTAACTCTTTCTGGACATACTGTGATACTTCTTTGAGTAAAAGTAGTTGTGCCAGAAGCGTTCCATCCACAAGCGCCAGCTTGGAAAGATGGGCTAGAATCTAAAAGGTTCAATTGTTGAGTACCTTTGATACCTAAACGTACGTTTGCGTACTTTGGTGTAGTAGCACCGATAAGGGCTTTAGCTAGTAATTCACCACCAACTTGGTCGGTGAAACCAGTAATAGACGATACTACATAACTAAAATTTTCTTTTGTGTAGTTTTTCATTTTTTAATATTTTTTAAATTATTTGTTTATTTCTCTTAGTCTCATGATGCCAGCGATTAAATCGTTTTGTCCATCATTTGAGATTTTATTAAATTCTGTTTTACCATCAGCAATTTTTTTAGCTGCTGGTTCTTTTTTAAATGCGTTGAAGTCGCTGTCCATTTTAGACATTTTCTCTTCCATTTTAGCCATCTTCTCAGACATTTTTTTGATGAAGTCTTTTAACATATCCA